GCTGTAATCACCAACAAACTTCACTGTGGCAGTACCAGCTTGTGCCATGTCTCACCTCCTTTCACTTACCTCGAACACGTTTCACGAAGTCACTGAGACTCCGTGTCTTTCGGACCTCCGCCTGCTCCGCATGAAGCACGGCAAACGCGCCCTTGTAAACAGGCAACGCACGAACAAGCGCGAACAGGCGAGCAACACCTGCCCCCGTCTCGTCGTCCAGTTCCACGGACAGGTCCAGTCCGTAAAACCGTTGGAAATCAGCCTCGGCAGCCTCCAAACCCTGCGGGTCCAGCCAACTGCCGAGGGCAGCTATTTCCCCGTGTCAACCCCATACTTGCCGATGATCTCGTCAACAAGGGCGGCACCCTCGTCCACGTCCAGGCCCAAACCCCAAACCTTCTCGGCTTGGTCGGCACCGAGGATCGCTTCGAGCAACGGGGCCACCTCAACGTTGTTTTCGTTGACGTACCGGACAGTGACGAACGGGAGCTTGGCGGGGAGCTTGAGCGTGAGGTCTTTCACCTTCACGCTCTTGCTCTTAGCTGCGGCAGCCATCAGGAGAACTGAACGTCGTCGCTGATGAAGTTGAACGCATCACCACCACTGACAGGCTTCAGGGCCCGCAGAGTGATCGGCATCGTAGCCGCAGCACTGTTGGTGATTCCGGTTTCAACCGAACCGTCAACGACACACCGGCCAGCAGTCACCCGCAGGTTGATGTCACCGTCCTCGATGTCCGCGACCAGCGCATACTCCTGAACGTCATCGTCAACCGCAGGCGGCGAATACTTCCACATGCCACCCACATTCGTCCAGTCACCACCACCGAACGCGAGCGCCATCGTTTCATCGTTCCACTGCATGCAGTTGAACGTGAACGTGAAGCTCTGCGCGGTCTTGATGCGCCGGATCTCCTCGAGAGACTGGTGGGCAGTGATGCCTTCCGTGGTGGCCTCGAAGTTCATCTGAACACCATCATTCGATGTGTATCCGAGATCGGTAAAGGACACGCTCGGCGCGGCCAGGTTGGTCGGAAGGGTGGTGCCGGACGGGGCCAGGTAGATGTTCAGGCCGCGTCCAACGAACACTTCCGAAGCGTTCTGAGACATGGTTGTTTCCTCCTTGCCCTGAGGGCATGGTTTTCTTTTGTGTTCCGCCCTCGGGCGGGGTGCCCCACTAGGGGCGGGGGGTTACTCTTCGATCAGGTCAAAACCGGCACGTCGAACACCGGTACGGAGAGGCGCGTAAGGGGGGTTGTTCTTGCTGCCCCACTCGTCTATGTGACCGCCGTGGTTGAAGTTCACGAGGTGCATTTCCCCGTCGATTTCGGCGGGCTGAATCCACGCCTTGCCGCCACGGGCGGGCATGATGAAGTTCTGGACCTTGTTGGCCTCATCTGCGGCCTGCTGGACCGCGCCACGCATCGCCTCTTTATAAGGCCGTTCGGTCTGGAGGTCGGTCAGGAACCGTGGGTTAGGAATGAACATAAATCTCGGCCTCCAGGATGTAGCGTTGCCGGGCCGGATTGAAATCCGGGTCAGGCAAACGACGCGGCCCCCGCACGGTCACGTTCGTCACGACCGCCCCGGCGAACTCTTCGGTACGCATTCCGAGCACCATCCCCCTGACGGTTGAAGCGATTCCCTGCGCTTCCCCCTGCCCTGCCGGCCCGTTCGATCCGGCGTAGCAGTCGAGTTGAACGAAGTAGCGCAGCAGATGGTCGGTTGGCTGGGTGCGATCATCCGTGTCAATCAGGGTGATTTTCACCCACGGACTGCCGGTCGAGGTTGGGGTTTCCCCAACAATCCGCTCGCCCGTCTCGGCCTTCAAGTAAGTGGTGAGGAGGGCTTCAATGTCAATCACGATCCGGCCTCCCCATCCTCGGAGCCGGACACCCGGCGGCAGACCGCCTCAACATGGGAGAACTCACCGGTCAACTCGTTTCTGACCGGCCACGGATCGCCGTCAACCTCGTACTCGAGGTCGTCAACGATCACCGCATCACCCGAGTTGATGTCCGGGCCGAAGGGCAGAAACAGATCCCAGCCGGACTCCGCAAGGTTGTTTTGTGACCGGTCTTCCGCATCGACCGAACTGGATTGCTTCTGGAACGCGCACACGGTAGCGACGGACATTTCCGTGACGGTCGCGTTGCCGTATGCGTCCTCGCCGGTGGAGGTTCGTAGCAGGAGGGTGCAGGGACGGTTCATCAGATCGGAAATCACATTGCCTCCTTCAACAAGGCCCGCATCGCATCCGGGTTTCTCGCGGCAGCCCGATACCGTTTGAACAACCCCCACGACTCCGGCGACCCCTTCCGGCGCGACATGCGCGGTTCTGGCGGGTGATAAAGGTGAATCAGGTCGGCGGTGCCTCGCCACGGCTTTCCGACCAGGCAGGTAAGGGCGAGCGCCCAGGACTCGTCTTCCTGGCCCCAACCCCTAAACCTCGGGTCCAACGGACAATCAAGCAAAACATCCCGCCGAGCCACAACCATTCCACCGCCCGGCATACCCACATACGCCCGACGATCCAAAGGATGCGTCACCTCACCCGTCTCAACAAACCGATCCGTTGACTCCTCCGACAGCCGAAACACCTTCCGGTGAGGAATCGCCCACGCCGCACCGTCAGCTACGGCCTTGATCGCGGCAGGTATGCCGTCTGTCAGGCAATCGGCATCCGCGAGGATGACCAGATCATGCGAGGCCGCCGCAACCCCAGCGTTCGCTGCATGTCCCTTCACCCATCCATTGGGCATGGGGGGTGCCGAGACGATTACTTCCGAATCGGGATGCTCGTCCTCCCACCACCGCTTGACAAACCCAAGATTTAGCTCCCGTACAGAGCAACCAGCGCTCCACGGGATGACAACGGAAAAGGCCATTTCGCCGACTTCCTTCGGTTGCACTCACCACACGCCGGGCGAAGGTTGCAGAGGAGGTGGGAGCCACCCTTGCCGAGCGGCTTGACGTGATCAACATTGTTCGCTTCGTCCCCGCATATCCAACAACGCCCGCCCCAGACGCTCATGCGGGCGTCAATCATCGAGGCTGTCAGCGACTGCGACTGGGTTCCAAGCAATCGCGCCCTTCTTCTAGCCGCCATTTCGACGCGAACTTCTGGATGCTCTTTATTCCAGCGGCGCCGACGTTCACGGGCAAGCGCTTGATCGGCGTTCTTCCAGGCACCGGGGTTTTCTTCCGCCCACTTGGCCTTGTACCGATTGCTAAGTTCGGGGTTGTTGCGGTTCCACTCCGTGGAGCGACGAATGTACCGATCGGGATCAGCGGCGTAATAGCCGCGTTGACGTTCAGAGTGACAAGCCCGGCACGTCGAGGAGATGCCGTCTTTGCGGCGCTTGTCCTTGAAGAACCCTGATAACGGTTTGATCTCATCGCACACGCGGCAAGCACGCTCAACCCTGGGGTCACATCGATCATCTACCGGAGTTATCCGAGAATTGTTGTGACCGTAAACAAACCGGTTGGCCTTCCCCCGGTTCGGTCCCGAAGTGGCAACTTTGGTGTGGCTCCCGCAGCCGCATTCACAAAGAGGGGTAATCTGTGGATCATTCAAGGGTCTATTCCTTGGATCGTGCCCCCGGTCGTTGTCGCGACGCGGGGGCGATTTGTTTCAAGCATTATCCCACCTGGGGCGGCGGTCGTTACGACCTCGACCATTCAGCCTTACGCGCCTCAAACGTTGCCCGGTCCCGGTCCCAACCCTGCCGGTTGCCCTTCTCATCGGTCGCATCCAGCTCACGGGTTCCCCAGTCCGGGTGACGATGCTCAATAACAGCGTCAGACCAGGCAGTCACGCCACGATGGGCGGCAAGCTGCCACACCTCATTCTCAACGAAATTGTGGTGAAACTCAGGACGAAACACCACACCCGGCAAACCCCACACACACCCCGGATGTTCAATGTACGACCGGCGAATAACCGGCATCGTCGCATGGGTTCGGTCAGCGGTGGCGGGCGTCGTGTCATCGGTGCCGACCACCTGGACGTTCGGATTCTCGAACTCGGCAAGAACCGCCTCGGACCATCCCGGCCGGAACCACACGTCATCGGCAGTAGGAAGAATGAACTCGTCGTTGGACGCCAGGTACCCGCTATTTGTCTTGCGGGGATATGTCCCGTCGCAAAGAATGAACCGTGAAAACTCGGCCCTGCGAACCGCCTCGCGGCTCTCATGGTCGGCATAGTCAAGCACGAAGATCAGGGAGTAGAGACCTACCGGTGTCGTGTCCGCGATGTTGCTCGCCAGTGGCTCGATACTTTCGGGACGGTTCAGGGTCGGGACGAGAATGCCTAGCTTCACGCTGCCTTCCTCCCGGTGACATGCCCCCACGATTTGCCATGCACTATCTGGGCGACGCTTGATTGAGTAATCCCGAACCTCTCCCCGATTTCTCGCTGCGAAAGGTCCGTGTCCGAGAGCCGCACAATTTCTAGAACGTCAGCCTCGGTAAGGGGCGACATCCAGGCACGCTCCCCCCGAGCGCTACGACCTTTCGCCACCATGTCAGCCATGTTCTCGGCGCGTGTCCCGAGGAAAAGGTGGTCAGGGTTCACGCAGGGCGGGTTGTCGCAGCGGTGGCAGACCTGAAGGTCGGACGGCGGCAGTTCCCCCGTGTGTATCGCCCACGCTACGCGGTGCGCAGTCGTCTTCTTCCCACGGTCGTAGTGAGCCAGCCCGTAGCCCATTGGCGGCAAGGTTTGGCCGGTCCACTCCCAGCAGCCCGACTCTGTTACGCGGGTCTTTGCCCAAAAGCGTTCTGCGAAGGTTGGACGGTACGGGGTCGCCGTACCGTGGGCAAGCCACATCTGGTAGTGGGCGTTGCAGTACCCACGGGATCGGTGCTTCTTCGTGCATCCGTCAACGGAGCATGTACGCTGCGTCATGTCGAAACCTCCTAGATAGGTGTCGGCCAGGCCCCCGGCTGTTTCCGCAGCGCGGGGGCTATTTGAATGTATTTTCTCACGCAGCATCGGCGGAAAACTCGCTCCTAGACATGATCGAATCGTGGATTTTCCAGTGCCATTCATCGCGCTCGGCAGGCGGGAGTGAACCGTTCCGGTTGTTCGGTGATTCCCAATAGCGGTACACGGCGTCAAAGCACGGTTGAATGTCACCGCCAACCTTCCAGCACCTAAGCCAAAGACTCCAATCTTCATATATATCCTCGTCCCACCAGCCGCCCGCTTCTTTCAGCAGATCGACGCGGGCCATAGAGCCGCAGCAGCACCAATTCCCCAGAGGCAAACAGTCACCACGACACACATGCGAGTGGTTGTAAACCCGTGGCATGTAAGTGCGCCGCTTCGCCCTGCCATCCGGTTTCACCCGGCGAACGGACGGGGCACGCACGTCACCGTGGCCGGCGAGCATCGCTTCGCAGTAGCCGGGTTCAATTTCATCATCGGCATCTACGAAGATGATCCAGGGGGTGTCGCAGTCCGCCAGCGCCTCGTTACGGGCATCCGCAAGCGTTTCGGCGTGGAACACCCCGACCGGAACCCCCTGCGCCTCAGCTGACGGCAGGGCACGTTCACGCGCCAGCCGCTGCCACGTCCGATCACCGAACGTACAGATCACGATGCTTACATCCACAGTTTGCGTCTCCTGCGGAACGTGCGACGGTCCAGCCGGTAGAAACTCTGGCCTTTCTCGTAGGTGGCGTCCATTTCCGCGCTGCCGTCAAAGAAGTGGTGGTGGTGAACCTGCGAGTCGGTGGCGATGTGAATCACCCCGCGCTGCTCGGCAGTCGCTATGAACTCGTTGTCAACCCAGCAGTGCCGGTATTCCTCGCAGAACGGGCCCCGGCCCCCTGAGATAGTTGGGATCAGCGCGTAGTCACGGCACATGAGGAAATGCGGGGCGTGATGACCGAGCCGGTTACGTTCCGTGACCTGATCCGTAATGCCAACCACCCGAATCTCATCCGACATGTGGGCTTTGGCTTTCTCGAACCAGCCCGGAATGAATGTCAAATCATCGGCCCCGGTAAACACGAGTGGTGACGTGACTTCCCGCACCGCCTGGTTGATTTTCTCGGCGTAGGTGCCGCCCGGAGCAATGAAATCCGCCCCCTCACACGTCAAAACCTCAAGTTCATCGGTGTCGTCAGGATCAGCGATGAACAGCACGTCCGCGCAAGGTGTCGCGGCTGTCGCTGACTCCAATACCGGCTTGACGCGGTGCGGTCTTCCGAGCACCGGAATGAGGATCGTGAGTTCGTTCACGAACCCTCGTGGTAGTCGATCTCGTCGCAGAGATCCAGCACGGTTTCGGCGCGGGCTGAACCCGCGTTCGATCCGAGCAAAGTCCGGCGAATTACCAGAACCTCAATGTCAGAAAGCGCCATCGCAGACGACACGTCTTTGTTGAAGTTTTGGGTGTAGCTGTACGAACCGATCTGCTCCGACTTTGAGAACAGTCCCGAAGGGTTCGCCAAAGCACGGCATGTCAGTTCGATCGCGAACCCGCGAATCACCGTGGGAACCGGTGACAAGACGGAAGACTCAGCATCGGACAAATCTGCCGCGTTGCTTATCGCGGCGGTAGCCAGATCAAGCAGAAGCTCAACCTGGTCCTCCTCAATGGAAGTGAGTGCGCGACCAAGCCGCGTTTCCACATCAGTAGAGGTCGCAAATGCCACAATCCACCTCCGTCGATTCCGTAAAGAACGCCGCCGTTAGACCAAACGGCCTCCCCCACCCGCAGGCAGGGGAGGCCAATCGATCAGGAGGCGAGATCCTTGCCGAGTACCGCGAACGGGTACCGGTTGGCCTCGACCTGGTTCTTGCGGTTGATCGGGTTCGCGACCGCGTACCCGTACCGAACTACGACGCGCAGGGCCTTTGAATCCTGCTGCATCAGGTTCAGCACGACCTTGCCATCGCTATCCGAGATGACACCCTCCTCGAAAATCTTGAAGGTGATGTCCTGCCGGATGCCGACCACGAGCTTGTTCCAGTCGCCACCGATCACGTCAATGTCGCTGTCCCACGCGCCGTTCTGGTCGCTGTAGACGATCGGTTCGCTGTAAAGCGAGGCCGGAGTGCCGGCGGTCAGGGACGGCTGGAAGATCACGTTGCCGTTCTCGTCCCGCAGCCCACGGAGCTTCGCCTTGACGCCCGTCCGGGCGGCGAAACCGTTGACCACGAACCCATCCTCCTCGACCAGCGACATGAGGCCACCCTCGCCGCCGATGTCGGAGCCGATGTCCGACTTGCCGGAGGTCCAGTCGATGTCGCCGGGCTCGACAACATTGCCTGCCGCGACGGCACCATCCACGATGGCATCCTCGGTGAACGGGTTGTTCACGCCGAACAGAACCGCAGCGTCGTAGGCAGCGCCGATGGCCTCGACCAGGAGCGGGCGAACCTCCCCGAAGATGTCGATCGCCGAGTCGTCGGCAACCGCATCAGGGATCGGCACAACCACCGCGAGTTCCTCGGCTTCGAGGTACTTGTTGTCCCACTGGGCCTCGGTGGTCTGCTTCAGCCCCGTGTCACCACTGACCCAGTATGCCTCGGGCAGCGCGGAAAGAACGGGGGTCCGTTCCTTCTTCGTGGACATGGTGACCTTCCGGCCAAGAGACAGGGCAGCCGACGCGGCCGGCAGCCCCTTGATGATCTCGTTTCGTTCCTTCTCAGGGATAAGCGCACCAGCATCGGTGCGACTGATGATGTCGTTGACAGCCACAGTGGGCCTCCTTCGTTTTGGTTAGGAGAGGCCCACCGGGCCTCGGTTAGCCGCGGGCAGAAGCGCCGCGGATGATGTCGTTGAACGACCGCTCACCGGAAGTGGCCTCGCCCTTCCCGGCATCGGTGTCCACGGACGGTCCTTCGTCGGTCTTGACCAGTTCAGCCAGCCGCTCAGCGTCCGCTTCAAGCTCTTCCTCCGTGTCACCGCGCAAACGCTCGGCAAGCTCCGGAGGCAGCTTCGTTTTGCTGGCAACCTTCAGACGCAGCAGCTCGGCCTCGGCCTTGCTCGCACGGTCCTCCAGCGCCTTCCGGGCCTCCTCAGCCTTCTCGGCGTCGGTTTTGTCCCGGTCCTCGTACTCCTTCAGCTTCGCCTGAGCCGCTTCCAGCTCCTGACGGGCTTGCTTCGATGCCTTCTCATGCTTTCGGGCCTTCGCCTTCCAGTCATCCTCCGGCGTCACTTTCGTTTCCTCCACCGTCTCTTCGACAGCTTCGGTTTCCTCCGTTGATTCCTCTTCGGAGATGGTTTCCTCTTCGGCCATTCGGCCTCCTCGGGTAGGCCGCTATTCAGCGGCGATTACGAAATCTCAGCGAGGGACTTGAAGCTGTGCGTCGGGCCGGTCAGAACCGGGCCGAGTTCCTCGTGAAGTTGAACCGCAACCTTCTCGTTGAGCGGCCCGTAGGCGTAAGGGCGGATCTCCGTGCCGTCCGGCAGATGAACCGCGCCACGATGCGGCTCCGTCAAGGGCTCTAGGGAGCATCCACAGTTATGGGTTACAATGCCATTGGCGGCAAACCACCCATTCTCCGTGGAAAGGTTGAAAACATGGGAAGAAAAGTCCCTGCGGCTGACATTGACAAGGCGGTCAAGCTGTACTTGGCCGGCGAGACTGCCAACAGTGCGGCGAGCATGGTCGGCATCAACCCCAAGACCCTGCTTCGCGCCCTGAAAGACCGAGAGATCCCTATCCGCCCCAGAGCCGTCGAGGTTCCCGGCGCGGTCAAGGAATACATCGCGGGTGATTCCGTCCTGGAAATCTCTACCCGGCACGGGGTGTCCAGACGGGTCATAGATCGGCTGCTGTCCGAAGCCGGGATTTCTAAGAGAAGCGCCAGCGAGCAAAACCGCATTGCCGCGTCCCGCGAAAGCATCGAGGAACGCCATGCCCGCGTGGCGAGCGCACACGCCGCGAAGCGCGGAAAGCCCCCGAAGGAAGCCTCTATGCGCCGATCCGCGGCCACCCGCGAACGGAACGGAAAGCCCGAATCGCGAGGGGAGCGCCGACTGCTGGGATGGCTGGAAGATCGCGGCGAGATCCCCGGCGTCCAAACGGCTATCGAGCGCTACAACATCGACATTTCCGTGTTCCCCATCGCCATGGAACTGCTCGGCGGCGAGTGGCATCGTTATAAAGGCACTCACGCCGTCCGGACGAAAGCAATCCTCAATGCGGGGTGGCATGTCCTCTTCATTTGGGACACCCCCATGTTCCCCGTCTCGCCCGAATGCGCTGACTACGCTGTCGCCTTCCTGCAAGAGGCCCGCAGCGACCCATCCGCGACCCGTGAGTATCGGGTGATTCGGGGTGACGGTGAGTACGTGGCCGGAGGCAGTCTGGAGAACTACGACCTCACCGCTATACCAACGGCGCGTCACGGCTTGAGCCCCTCGGAGGCTGGCCGTCTCGGTGCTCAGGCCCGATGGGGATAGATCCGAAGCGATCCGAGTGCTGCCGACAACACAGTGAGGATGCAGCGCCATGACGAACCCGTTGCCTTTCACATAGGCACCGTTCACCGCCTGGCAAAACGAACAAGCATCGCCGTCCGCCACGCGGCGGTAGCCGTACCGATCGAGCATCCGGGCGGTGTCACGCATCGCCAGTTGCGGATCGGTCGCGGCAGCGGTTTCTGCCCGTTGCCGTCCTAGCTCAACGGCATCAGCCCAAAGGGTTCCGGCCTCGAGTGCTGTCCACACGTCCACGAAAGGACGGGTGTAAACCTCTTCGAGCGGAACACCGCCCCGCAAACCCGCAATCACCCGGTCAGCATCGAACCCTGCAGGTTGCTCCTCACGCGCCCTGGCAAGATACGCCGCCGTCAAGTTCACAGATGCCCTCACGCCCGCCCTCACGGCAGGCAACGCCCGGTCAAGGAACTCCGGCACGTTCTCACGGTCATACGCCGGAAGGGCCACCCACGCCCGTTCAACGGCCCTCGCGGTCGCCTCGCGAATCCGTTTCTCACCACGGATATGCGCTTCAGTCAGTCGGGACGGCATCAGACTCCGTCAAAAGGCCAAGAAAGGCATCGGAGGCGCGAAGCTGCTCGATCCGGTTGATGTCCTCCTGAGTCATGTCCAAAACCTCCGACGCAACCGCCTGCCACGGCAAAACATCCTTCAACTTCGTCGCCGCATCAGCCCGCTCCGACAGCGAATAAGACTCACGATTCACCCACTGGATCGCCGCCGACTGCGGAACCTCCAGCCCCTTCATGCGACCGGCGACACGCAGGATCTCCTCAGCACCCTCCGCGATGAACGGCAAATGATCTGACACCCTCGCGTCAAGAGGCATGTTCGACGCACGGATCGTTTCTGTGTTCACGTTCGCAACCGGGTTTGACTTGAGCTGCCAAAGCGGGGTGCCGGTAACGCCGGCCAGAACCTCAATGTCCCGGTCAAGGGCCTGACCGAACTTCTCAAGGTCCGCAGCCTTGAACTCCTCCAGTTTCGCGGACGGATTTTCCAACTGGGCGATGATGTCCGCGCCAAGATCAAACGGCGCGATCGGCTTGCCATCATCGTCCCGCAGAATCTTCTCTCCGATCACCACCCGCACCGGGAAGGATGCGGTGAACGCGATTACGAGCCGCAGAAACTCCAGTGTGTTGATCCGGTCCAGTAGGCCCAGCTCGGTTTCGTAGTCGCCCTGGGCGGCACCGAACCGGCCCGGTTTCAGACCGCCATTGGTCGAAATCTCGATTGCCGGAACCGTTCCGTACTTGTTCGGCAACGGATCACCATCAAGAACCCAGTTCACCGTTTCCAATGACTCACGATCCGACACCGATTCAACCTTCCGATTCGTCTTGAACCGGTACGTCGCATCCGGGTAGTACAAGGTGCCGTGAAGAACCTTGCTGGAATCGGTCCAACGCCGAAGGCCAGCAACACGGTTGTACCGAGAACCCTCCGCATACTCCACGATCACCGTCGCGGAATCCTCAAGAATGATCTCCGGCTCACCCTCCGGACCAGGACGCACAATCGCGAACGCCCTGCCATGCGTCAAGATCGAGTCCGTGGCACGGCGAAACTCCGCGTTCATGCGATTGTCCTGCCAGATCGACCAAAGCTGCTTGTCCAACTCGTCATCGCCGGTCTTGACACCACCAACCCGCATCTTCGACGCCGCCGCCTTCACGATCTGCTTCGCGTAGTTCGTGGATGAAAGCGACATCAACATCCGGTACGCCTTCGTCACCTTCGCGTGCTTGATCGCCGGCGGGATCGCCCCGCCCTTCTCAGACCGGTAACTCTCCAGCAGCTCATGGCGACGGGCACGCACGTCGAGTTCCGCACCGAGCAGCTTCAGCTTCTGTTTCAGTTCATCCTCAGTCGGCACAGATCACCTCCTCACCACGTAGCACGGGAATATTTAGGTTTGTTCAACTCGCCATCCGCAATCGCGTCACCCCGGGCCTTCCAAGACAAAACCGCGCACATCGCAAGGTCAATCTTCAAAGGCGACTTCGCCGACTCCTTAGAAATCAGCCACAAAAACTTTCCATCCTCATCCCGCATGTTCGTGGGCCGACGAATCGAATTGCCCACATGCCTCACAAGCGCCCCATCGCCGCTATGAGACATCACGCCCTCACGCATGTCCGTCTTGAACTCACGCAAAGCAAAAGCCATTTTCTTACGATGGTTCGTCCACCAAGCAACAACCTTGTCGTCACCGAACTCACCCATCCACCGATCAACCGCTTCCTGCCAGTACGGCGGATCACAATACATTCGCCAAACATCAAAACGATCAAAAATGAACGCAACAGCATCGTTCACCTCATCAACCGGAACAGCCCAATCAGCGTCAATGGGAATATCCCTCGGACGCTCCCACGCACCCGCAACGAACTGATGGCCCGACTCAACATCAGTCACGACCAGGCCAGTCGCATCATTAAAGAGCGAACCATCAAACCCAACCGTGACCAGATTCCCTTTCGGAACCTCAAAGTCCTTCGCCAACGACTCATACACCGCCAAGTCAAAGGCCTTCGCTTCGCCAGCTACTACCCGATTGCCATAAAACCGTTCGGCCTGACCCGGATCGGTTTCGACCAGCTCCGCAGCCTCCGCCTCAATCGCCTCGAGATCCACCCAATCAGACCCCAGATACACATGCTCGTGAATCTTCGCCCGATCAGCCTTAACCGAATAGTCAAGGTTCTCGTCAGGCAACGGATGAAAACGGAAAATATCCTTAGCCGCCGCTGCAGCCGTCCTTTGCGCCACCGACCCCTGCGCCGGGTCCCACGCATTCGACGTTTCCTCCGCACGACCACCCATACCAGACAAACCACGCCGCTGCGTCTCCGCAACCTTCACCATCCCCGACGATTCATCCCACAGGCCAGTTTCGTCCTGCGGCACATACGTCACGCGCTGACCAAGCCGCGATCTCGCGCTCGAAGTCACCACATCAATCCGACCATCGTTCGGCAAACGAATGAACTCCTCACCCGTCTTCGGGATCAACTCGTGAAGCGGCCCCTTGTCAATCATCGGACGGAGCGCGTCATAAATGTTGTCGGTTTGCTCTTCCGAGAACGCCGTGATCTGAATCAACGGTGTCGGCCACCGCATCCCCATCGCCTCACCAGGCTCGTACTCGTACACGAACCCGCAGCCGCAACCATGATCCCGACAATCCCAGACCTCACCGCCCCTCGCCCAGCCAGCGAACAGCGCCGGACCAACCGCCTCATTACAGATCCGGCAAGCCGTGTACGGAGCCTTCCCCGCCTTCTGCGGAAGAATGATCTGCGACCGGCGATACACAAACGCCGGGGCAAGCTGACCCACCTCCGCAGACGGCTTCACGCGATAGGCGTTCAATAAACACCAAAGCTGCCAATCAGCCGGAACGAACGGCATCCCCTTATCGAACCCATCAGGAACTACACAATGAGCCTGAACCCACTCCGGGGCCACACGAAGCGCCTGCCCCCTGCGAATCCACTCTGCGTTCCAGTCAATCTCAACGTGGTCACTCACCAGCAGCCTTGAGCCGGTCCCGAATCGAAACCACATTCGACCCGCCGGCCTTCGCGACCTCACGCTTCAAAGCCGAATCACCAATCCGCCAACGATTGCGAGCAAGCCCCGGAAGCGAAATACCAAGCGCCTCCTGCTGCTGCTTCACCAACGTCCGAAGATTCGTCGGCGCATCCAACTTCTCAGCAGCCACAAGCGAACGCACATAAAGAGCGACCTCGACCTCCTGGCCGTTCCGCTCCCACTCAACCGCCTGCGGACGCTTCCACTCACGATTCCACAATGTCGTTTCACGCTTTGACCTAGCCGATAAAGGCCAAGCCGGGGGTTTACCCTTCCGCCCTTCGGCGGGCAAGGTCACCCAAGAATCCGCGTCACGATCCCTTCGGAGCGCCTGCGGATCGGGGGCAGGCCCGGAACGTGCTCTCGCACCACCGCGCATAACCACCTCCTATGTAATGAGGGCCGCCATTCGGCTCACCTCGGAAAGTTCTGAACTTGCCCGACCAAAAACAACTT